GTTGCTAAGCCACCTATTGATATTGATGGTGTTCTCTTAGGGCCTTGTATCATTAACGGTTCGATGTGTATATACTCAGTTGGTCGTGCAACAAGATCCAGATTAAGACTGAGGTTCTCATCATAAAATTTTGAGAGGCTCTCGAAAGGTTGTCTAAAATTATTATTCAAACCTCTCATCCCGACTGAAAGCACCTCCAAGCAATCACCGGGCAGTGTTACCTTCCTGTGCTTGACTGTGATAGCTGAGCTGGTATTAGAACTCGGACCATCCACCATATAAGCGTCTGTGTTATAGTACCTTGGATCAAAGTCAGGATCTCTTAAATACAGATATGTTGCACCACCAGCCTCATATCTCGACACAACAATAAATTCTTTATTTGCAGGATATACGGTTCCATTGCTATCACCGGTAAAACTCTCTGTGATCTGCACGACCATCTCAAAATTTATCCAGTTAGCAATGAGAGATGATACTTTAACAGCACCGTTATAAACTCCACTCCCACTCTGAATCTCTGCTTGAGAAGATGTGAATGTTACATCTTTCTTTACTGATAGACGAACGTTCTTTTGCGCATACTCCCAAGGTCGCTCCATAAAGTGCATCAACAGAACCTGATTGATGACGTCATTTACTTCATTCTTATACGCCGTAACATCCGGATTGTAATCCAGAATGTTTGACACATAATCTCTAATATCTTTTAGGTTCATACACTCCTCCTTAAAACAGATAAACGACTGACACCCTCAATGAGGATGCCAGCCTTAACTTCAAGAGATGTCTATAATCCTTGCCCAAGAACGATAACTGTGCTTACATTACCTGTGTGTGCTTCACAAGCAATAGCGCAGTGCTGTTGCATTTCTGTAGCACCGTCAGCAATATCCTGAAGACGAGCAGCAGTTCCACCAATGACTAACATTTTACCAACAGCAGAAGCCGCAGTGTTAGCTTCAGCAAGGCCTGCAGTTACAACATCGATAAACTCACCAGCAGCAGAAGCAGTTGTGAGAGCGATACCAATGAAACACGAATCTGCTGGTGTACCAGTATCTGCTTTAACAACAACCATTGCCTTATCACCATCATCAGATTGAGATAGATCAAGAGAGACAGCATCCTTTGCGGTGATTGCCTCACCTGCTCTGAACCTCATAACTGTTCGTCTTGCTGATTGAGTAATACCGGCTTCACCAACACTGCTTTCATCAGCACCATAAAGTCTTTGAATTAAATTTGAACTTGACATAATATATTATCCTCCTATATTAAGCGTCATTAGCAGTGGCCCAAACGATCAGACCGGAAGAAGCGAGATGATGAGCAACGATCTGACATCTGTTAAGAATGTAAGCGTAACGAGATGCGTATCCAGTTGCATCCTGAAAATCAGTCATCTCAAAGTTAGCGTTCTTATCAAAGACCAGATTAAACATATCGGTGTTCAGACACATTGCAGCGATGTAGTTAGTTCCTGCATCAGATCTAACCTGTGTCAGAACTGGTGAAGCGATAACTTTAGCGCCGTGAAATGCGAGCGAGAGAACGCCGCCATCAAGTGTTTTTGCATCGATAAATCTTTGCTGAGAGTAAAGAGTGCTCTTATACGCTTTAAAAAATTCGTTAGAACAAAGAATGAGATTAGGTGCCTTGCCATCAGGAGATCTCTGTTGACATGCAACATAGACGTTTGTGAGAGCAGAAACAACGATGTTAGATGCCATACCTGACCATAGAGCACTGATAGAAACATCATACTGATTCTGATAGTCGTCTGGAAAAGATGACTTAGCGATACCACCGACTGTATTTGTCTGTGATCCGAATGCCAAGCCTTCCAAAAGACCAGTTGAGAGACCAGATGTAGTTGTTCCATTAAGTGAACCAAGATCGGTGAGAACTGTAGAAGTTCCAGCAACGAGCTGTAATTCTGCTTCGCGTCTGAACTGCTGCATCACACTTTTCAGTCGTGCTTCTGCAATAGATACTATCGCACGAGGACCAGAGTTAGACCGTTCCTCCTTCCAGGTAAGAATTATTGGGATCGCAGAATCTGCCCACTCATAATTTGCTGTCCTGAGAACGTCAGCTGAGCTAAGATTGATGGCTTCATAGCCACTTGAGAGTTGAGTTATCGATGAATGATCGGCAAGGCCGAGCGGCAAGGAGATTTTTTGTCCCCCATCTTCTTCCTTTACTCCGCCAGCACTTTTAATTTCGTCCAGAAGAGGAACTGACTTGTAAAGGTTGTTGACCATATCATCTTTTAAGATCCTTAAAGTCGAACTTAGGATCGCATTTGAGATTGCCATTTTTATTTTTCCTTATTAAAAAATATTCTATAAAATTTTGCTTGATCAGTTATCCCCAACGGGGGTCCGACTAAAAACCTTGCCAGGCGGTGGTCATTTAGATTTTTTGTTAGCTTCTATCCATTTATATATAGCGTAACTTCCTTGTTTTTTAATCATTTCCGGAATATTTTTACGAGAACCTCTTGAGGAGCCTCCAACTTTTAATCCATATTCCCTTGCGGCGGACTTGTAAGTTGAGAGTTCTTCCTCCAAAGCTTTCGCTTTTGTGTTCTCGTGTCTTCCTTTAACGATATAGTAAGCGTTCTGTAGGGATAGGTTCTCATTCGCGATGAGCATCTTCCCTATCTCCTGTTTGTGTGTGTCAAGATCCGGATTTGCTGACTTAAATCTGTCAAGCTCGATCTGACTTTGTTGCAACTCATACTCATCTCTGAGTGGAGTGATCATCTCGCGTAGTCTCACTGCAACTTCCTTCTCTATCCTTTGCTCTATGGATTTTTCATCCCACGCGTCAAATATAACTTCTTTGTTTGCCTTCGCGTCAATGTTCTTTGCAAAGTCAGAGTTCAGTAAAGTTTTTCTCTCTGCATCCAGTGATTTTCTCATTCGAGATATCTCTTGAGTTTTTCTTGTGTAATCCTTACGAAGGTTAGCGATCAACTTTTGTGCGTCCGAAGGTAGATCTGAGAGTATCTGTTCGTAGTTCAGCCCTTTGTGCTCATCTTGATAGATGTCTCCTCTTAATTTTGCCTCCGCAAGTTCCTTGATCGAAAACTCATCACGTGCTTCTTTCCTTGCTTTTGCCTCCTCCTGTTCCATCAACATCTTATTCGATGCTGTTGGTTCAATATCTTTCTCGATCATTGTACGTGCTGCTGCTAAGGCAGATTCAATGTTATCGGATCGTTCTTTTCCAGGTGGTGATGCAATCTCAGTTGTCTGAGTTGTTGCTGTAGCTTCTGTCATTATTTCTCCTTATCTTTTGTATGACGAATGTGGGTTACCTTGTACCCTTGTCTTAAATAATTCTTCTAATTCTGCTGGTGGTGCTCCAGGTGTCTCAACGACCTCCTCAATAGCGACCTCCTCAGGTGGTGCCGCACCGCTTACCTGCTTGAGAAAGCTCTTGAAGATGGAGTTCCCAATCAATGCATCAAGAATTCCCGCTGTCTCTATCATTGCTCGATCATCCACGAGAGCCTCAAGTGCTGGTACATCCTCAGGATCAAGTCCAGCATCGGATCCAGCCTGAATGATCATTGAGATAGCAGTCGTTAGTTCTGTTGGAAATTCCTCAAGATCAGCCTCGACTGCAGGAACGAGCGGTGCCTCCGGATCGAATAGGGGTAGTATATCATTCACACTATCAATGAGCGTGTTTATCTCTTTCATTGAGAAATCACCAACAGGATTTGCAGCAGCGAATGCGGCTGCAGCAGCCTGATCAGCTTCCACATTTGCAGCGGCCAGTTCAGCCTCAGGTAAAGCGGGCGGTGCTGCTCCAGGTGTGGGTGCCATACTGCCAGCGACCGGTGTCTCAATATCTATCTCTTCCAAAAATCTATCTCTAAGTGCCATAATATTATCCTTTTATTGATTTGTCAAGTAAACCTTTTTCCTGAAGGCGTTCAACGGAGTATGTCTCTGCTATCGCTCTTCCCTTACCCTCTTTATCGTCTCCATATTTTTTTATGTTAGCGTTATATGTTTCCATATCTTTCAGATGTTCTTTGTGATCATCCTCACTCTTATCTATCACGTTTGTTATAACACTTTCATTGTAATTCGACACACGAACTAATCCTTTTGCCTCACATAATTTATCTTCCACAGCAGGTGATGCGACATGTCGACCTAACGCTTCTGAGTAATATCCATTCACACCGTACCTACCAGTCATATCACCCCACCTGCTCGGTGTGAATGCGAATATAGATGTCTGCTTTTGAAGCTTCTCACTGCAGTGCCCACATAGATGCTCCTCCTTACTTTCCTCGAATGATTGTAGGTATTCCCAATCTGCGTCGCAGCCATAACAATGAAAACAGTAAAGTGGCATATTATCCTGTAGGTAAAAACGGTGCTATTTTTTCAGGGCTTGCACCCATCACAGCGGATTGAAGAGGTGTCTCAGTTTCCATTTGTATCCCAGATAAACGACCTTTTCCTTCCTCGAGGATCACCTCCACGAAATCCTCTGGGAGGTTAAGAACCCGGACGACCTCCTTGAGAAGTTTATCAGGTGGAACACCCAATGCTGTAAGTGTGGGAATGTTCTCGAGAAGTTGTCGTTTAGCGATGCTCTCGCTCATCGGTGTGCTTGACTGATCTGAAGCGAAGAACTCAAAATCCCCTCTTAGATCATCCGCCTTGACGATCTCAGCACTTCCCTCAAGATTAATTATGCTTGGTACCTCCTCCTCGATGAATGTCGCGAGACAGCAGAGATATATCTTTGCGAGCAGCTCTATCGCGTAATCACGTTCTCGAGCGAGACGACCTATCTCACTTGCTGAGTAGGCTGCCAGTGCTGCGATCTCACTTGCTGTTGCCTTTGTCGCAGTTCCACGGGTGAAAGGTGCGAGGATGCTTCCGGTATCTAGATCTCCCTTGACATCCTGATAGTATTTCGATAACTCAGGAGGCATAGGATTATGTGGGAAAGCACGGATGATGCCATCAAGGTTATCCTCTGCAACCTCAACGAATAATCCATCTATACCACTTGTTACCTGTGCCATGCTCTCCTCATCGAACACACCGCTCTTCACGATGTACTGACGGGATGCCTTACGAACTGCGTTTGCCTGAAAGCTTCTTATGATGTTGATCTCAAATAACTGGTCATAAACACGTCGGACAGCTGAGTATCCATCCATCGGCTTACTTGGTATCCTATTAAAGTAAAGCGGAACGATAGGTGCCACGGGCTTACCAGAGGCGTCTCTGAATGGTACGTATCCTTGCTCCAAGATCTTATTCTCACGTTGCAGGTGTGGGCAGTAGAAGCAGAGGTAATCATCGTCGATGGAGTATAACTCAAAGATCAGAACGTGATCATCAAGTGTTGATCCTCCTACACTGTTATCCTCACCTGCTATGGGATCGAAGAAATCATCCTTACGTTCTCCCTCAAATTTAGCGCTCCACTTGCTCTTCGCCTCATCAAGTGGCATCCAGTACTTATGACCCATGTAACGTTGCCGATCCCAACTGGGAGCATCACGATCAACGATGATCTCCCAAGGTGCGACAGCGACAGGAATTATTCGATCGTATAACTGAACATCATCCTGAGGAACTAACTTGAAGAATGCCATAGGATATATCAATGCCATACGTGCTGCATTCTCTATCGCTTGTCGTGCTCTGAGAAGGAAGTTATTCACGACTGCCTTGCTCTTCTCCCTGTTCCCCATATTACGAATGCCCTTCTTGAGCACGATCGCTGGGTTCTTAGAGAATAGGGAGGCGATGTATGATTCGACGTATCCGTATCCCTCAGCCGTCTGAATGCTTATCATATTATTTTCGGCTGTTCCGTATCCACCTATGGAGTATCCTTGCTGCCAGAATCTACACTCATAAACATTCTTGAAACGTCGGAGGTCAGATCTCTGTTTCTCCCAATACCGATCGTGATTATCAAGAATTAACTCGATATCCTTCTGCTTGTATCCCATTAGTATGTTCCCCTTCCTTTTGTTGAACCATTGATATTCCACGGTAAAGCACGTGCAGCCATTGCAGATCTTTTCTTTTTCTTCCAATCATTAAAAATATCAGTATGCACGTAGGTTTCCAGATCTAATGGTATATCCTTGATCGCGTAATATGCCAGACACATCGACACGACAATATCGTCGTGCCCTCCCACCGGATGACAAGGACGATCATTATCATAATATATATTCGAGAGTTGCGTAATTACCATCTTATTTAATTTGAACAGTAGATTATCAGATATTATATCCCTGAGTGTCTCGAATAGTAAAGGCCTTGTTTTCTTAGTTGTAACAAAATGTTTTCCTTTAGGGCACTTCCATAATTTTCGGTAACCTAGATCCTTAAGTTTCCATAGAATTACCTGCCCGACGCTATTGCTCTCAACTATCACCTTGGCCTCGTTCCACTCCCACGCTATATCAACGAGCGTCTCTGTGAATTTTATCGGTTCTGTCTCATTACACCAATACTGTGCAACGACCTGCCGTGAGTTGATGTCTATGACGCTGATCGCGCTATAGTCAAGGCCAACCCCTGTAGAGGGATCAACACCTATTATGTACGCACCACGGGGATCAACGTTCTCGTATCGCTTATACTTGCTTACAGAGTTTGGGGTAACCTCTATTCTCTCCAGTGATGTGTGGCAGAAGTAGGGTCGACCTGAGGAACGGAATGCCTCTTCTATTGACGATGGATACTCCCTCATAAATTTCTGTTTTCCAAGCGTGGTTATCTGCTTACGACGCCAGTACATCTGCTCAATAGTGAGGTCATACTCCATCATGAAGTCCTTCTCACCCTCACGTAACTGAAAGGTAGGAGGGCATTTCTGCTTGTAGTCGGGATGCTGGTACCAAGGGTAGAATAAAACTAACCACTCGCTGTGGCCATACTGGGCTCGTTCATTGATGTTATCGAACACCAGGTCGCTGAACTTATCACCTAGTATGTTAGGAGTGCTCTCTATTATGATCTGATTACCACCAACAGTGGCCATTATCGTGGATAGAAATTCCTCTTGGTTATCGTAGAAGGCGAACTCTGAGAGGTGTGCAGCGTCAAGTTGAAAGGATCGTGTACCTGTCTTGGCGCCTGCTGTGAAACTCTTTAGGGATGCCTGGGTATCCTTGAAGATCATCTCACCCTGGGAGTTCTTAAGAAGGGTGCGTTTCATACCACGTGGTAGGTTGTCATTGAATACCCGATCCATCTTCGACACATTGTATGACGCGTCACGTGTGTGTGCGACGCAACCGTAACTCTTCGGTTCGTCGTCGTAATAGGATTGGTAGAACATCCATGCACGCACCATCGTGGATATTCCCATCTGCCGTGCCTTAACTATGATTATCTTATCGTACTTCTGAAGTTTATCAAGCAGGTCGGCTTGCACATCAAATGGATCGAAGAAGTCAAGTCGTTGGCTTTTCTTCTTGTAGATCGTTAAGAGGCGGATGAAGGTATCAAGGGGGAGAACGTCGCGTTTGGCGTTCGCCGAGGCTCCGCTTCTAATTTTCACGCTTTCTCTTTATCTCAGCGAGGCGTGCCACGAACGCGTTGTTCTCAGCAGCATCCTCTCTCTCTGCTTGTAGCTCTGCCATATCCTTCATTGCCAGCACCAGTCGAGAGAGATCTTGGATCTTAAGCTGGGAAAGCATCTCTGGGTGATCGATGAAATGAAGGAAGTATAACTCCAACTGCGCCCAAAGGACGTCATTTAATTTATGATCGCGCACTGCCTGTTTAAGCCGCCTTAATACGTGCAGTTGGGTGAAACGAACCTTATTGGCCATAATAAAATCTCCATTGATGTATGATTATATATATCAATGGAGAGAAGTTTAATCTATATTTTCCCCCC